AACCTAAAATCTGGACTGAACGGGAAATAGCTGCTATGTCCTTGGATCAGTTTGATAAGTATGAAGATGAAATACAACAAGCTATATCCGAAGGCAGAGTAGTAAAATAATACTCAACTTAGGAGAACAATACTATGGCGTATAATCAATCAGACCAGTTTTTTGAGCCAAGCACAGATACTAATGCTAACTTTGCTAACTCTGTTGCGGGTCAAACTAACTCTTTCTTTTTACCTAAAGTTTATTCTAAGCAAGTCCTAAACTTTTTTCGTAAATCTTCTGTAGCGGAAGCGATTACGAATACGGACTATGCGGGTGAAATTAGCAGCTTTGGTGACAGTGTACGAATTATCAAAGAGCCGGAAATTACTGTTTATCAGTACGAGCGTGGTGCAGATGTTACCGCCACTAAACTAACTGACCAGGAAGTTACATTGGTCGTTGATACAGCAAACGCCTTTAAATTCATTGTTGACGATATTGAAAAAAATATGTCGCATGTAAACTGGCGAGACGCAGCAACATCTGCGGCAGCTTACGCTTTGCGTGACGCTTTCGATGAAGGTGTAATCGCTGTGATGTTTGCTGGTGTATCGGCGTCGAGTCCTAACCATATTCTAGGTTCGGACAGTGCAACTGACCTTGCTGCTGGTACCTTTGATGGTACTGGTAACTTGGACATTGGTTTTGGGTCTTCTGAGCATGACCCTATTGACGTTCTTTCTCACATGGCCCGTCTTCTCGACGAGCAGAATGTGCCGGAAGAAGGACGCTGGTTTCTAGCGAATCCAGAGTTCTATGAGGTGCTTGTTCAAAGCTCTTCGAAACTTCTGTCAGTAGATTATAATGCTGGGCAAGGTTCGATTCGTAATGGTCTAGTCAGCTCTGGTAAGCTACGTGGATTTAATATGTATAAAACCAACAATATCGCTTCTACCACCAATGCGGCTGGTAAGTGTATTGCTGGGCATATTAGTTCGACAGCTACTGCTCAGACTATCACTAGCACGGAAGTTATTCGTGACCCTGATAGCTTTGGCGACATTGTACGTGGTCTTCACGTCTATGGCGGTAAAGTTCTACGAGGTGAAGCCCTCGCGTCAGCGTTCTACGGAATCGACTAATCGTAACGGGGTAAGGGGGTCTTTTACGCTGCACTACAAGTTTTCGCGTAAGAGGCCCCCAAGCCTTTTTAAGGAATTTTTAAAAATGCCACAACTAGGAAGTAACGAAAAACCTTTTGTAATGAGTACTGGTACAAAAGTTAGCAAAGAAAGTCGCTTTCGAAAGAATTTTAATAAATCAAAATACGATGAAAATTATAGTCGTATTTTTAAGAAAGAGTCTATAGGAAAGGAGAAACTAAAATGATGCAGATGTTACCGCCATTTAGCCAAATGGAGATGTATCCCGAAGAAAAAAAAGTACCTGATGGTCAGCAAAACCACCAGAGTATTTTTGAACTAGAAAATAAATTTGATAACTCAGGGCATAAGCAAGGAGTTAAATATAATTACGAGCAACGGATGAAAACAGTAGGATATTAATCTATGGCTACGACTTACCTTCAACTGGCTAATGAACTTTTAAGAGAGCTAAATGAAGTAGAATTAACTGCTGCTAATTTTGCTGACTCTAAAGGTATTCAGACTCACGCCAAAGACCTTGTAAATAGGTCTTATCTTGATATAGTAACCGAGGAACCTCAATGGCCCTTCTTAACTGTTGGCGAGTCAGGTGCGACAGACCCAATGTATGGTAATACTTATATTGAAACTGTTGCGAACACTCGTTGGTACGAATTAAAAGCGGCTGCAAGCAGTATAAAGGATGATTATGGTTCCGTAGATTGGGATAATTTTATGCTTACAACTGTAGGTGTAAGTGGTGAAAGTGCGCCTTATACTATTCGTAATTTACGATATACAAGTATAGAAGAATGGAAAGATTACTACAGACTCGGGCAAAATAAAGATGATGCAAACCAAGCAAACGGTGGTACACCTTCAAGAGTAATTAAAAGTCCTGATAATCGAAAATTTGGACTCTCACCTATTCCAGACCAAGTGTACCGCATCTGGTTTTATGCTTTTAATCTTCCTACAGAACTTTCTGCACATTCAGATGAAATAGCTTTTCCAGATGTGTATGTTCCCGTGCTTATCAATAGGGCAAGATACTACTTGCATCAATTTAAAGACAACGCACAAAATGCTGTTTTTTCTTTAAACGATTATAAGCGTGGTTTAAAAACAATGAAGCTACACCTACTAGACCCAACTCCAAATTATTTTAAAGATGACCGTATAAGGTTTATATAATGGCACAATCCCAACCATTTGGTGTATCGTGTAAGGGTGGCTTGAACACTAATCTAAACCAGTTCGAAATGCTGGCACAGCCCGGAGTTGCTACAACTCTTGAAAATTTTGAAGTAGACTCTGATGGGGGCTACAGACGTATCAACGGATTCGCACCTTACGGTGGTGATGACCAAGCAAGACCAAATGGTGGTAATACTATTCTAGGTCTTTTTGTTTATGCAGACGGGCTTGTTGCTTGTTCTGGCACAAATATTTATTTCACGTTAGACGGAGAAACGTGGCTTCAAATTAATAAAGCGTCAGTAGCTGGAGGTGGTGACAATTATTCAACTTTTACAGGACGTTCTGCACTTACTCGAACAAATCAAGCACAGTGCAATTTTACATTGTATGAGGGAGATTCAACTTACGGAGAGCTTGTAATCACTGACGAGTCTTCTGCTACAAAACCTTTCTATTTTAAAATGACAGGTTCAGGAGCTTTGAGTGGTCGTACTTATTATGCAAAAGAAATTACAGTATCTGGTACGGTATATCCTAAAACCTGTATTATCCACGATAGACATTTAATTGTCGCGGGAGACAGTAATAACTTGAATACAATTTATTATAGTGGTACAGATGATATAGATGATTTTACAAGCACTGGTTCAGGTACAATTAAACTAGACGACAAAGTTATAGGTATTCGTTCATTTCGAAATGACCTTATTGTGTTTTGTTGGAACAGTATTTATAAATTAGAAAATATTAATAACAGCTCAACTATTGTCGTAACACCTATAACAAAAAATGTAGGTTGTTTAGATAATCATAGTATACAAGAAATTGGAGGTGACCTAGTTTTTTTAAGCCCTGATGGTATCAGAACGGTGGCAGGAACAGTTCGAATTGATGATGTAGAACTTAGTTCAGTAAGTCGTCAGATTCAATCTATAGTAAACAACATAGCTAAGAATAGTAATACTTATGTAATTGATAGTGTAGTTCTTCGAAATAAATCGCAATACAGACTTTTTTATACGACTACTACAGAAAATTCCGCAGCCGCTAAAGGTATTATTGGGTCGCTGACAAGTGAGGGTTTTGCGTGGGCAGAAACAAAAGGTATTCAATGCCGAGCAGTTTCATCAGGCTTCAGTTCCGCAGGTATAGAAAAAGTATATCATGGTGATAGTGATGGTTACATATATGTGCATGATTCTGGAAATTCTTTTTATCATGCAGGTTCCGCAGCAAATATCAGAGCAACCTATGTAACACCTAATTATGATTTTGGAGACTTTGGAACTCAAAAAACTTTAAACTATGTTAAAGTTTCTGTAAGTCCAGAGGGTGAGGTCACTCCTACTTTAAGAGTGAGATATGACTATGAAGATACTGACAGACCTCAACCTCCCGATTATAGTCTAAATACTATTCCTCTGCCTTCTCTTTTTGGTTCTGCTGTGCTAAATACAGGAACATTTGGAGGAACTATTGACCCTATGGTGAGACAGGCAGTACAAGGAAGTGGCTTTGCATCTAGTTATAGAATTAGAACAAACGACACAAGTGCTCCTTATGCTGTTAATGGTCTTTACATAGACTACACCCCGACGAACAGGAGATAATTTGAATGGCTACTAGTTACACAAGACAAAGCTCATTTTCAGATGGAGATACAATAACTGCGGCGTTATTTAATGATGAGTATAATCAACTCTTAAATGCTTTTGCTTATGCTTCTTCTGGAACAACGGGTCATCGACACGATGGGACTACCGCTGAAGGCGGCAATATTCATACGATAGGCGACCAAGACTTTCTAAACAAAATTGTAGCAGACAGTACAAATAATCGTTGGGGAGTGTTTGTACAAGTTTCAAGCTCCGCTGTAGAGCAAGTTAGATTTCAGGATGGTGTTATTTCACCAGTTACAGATAACGACGTAGACTTAGGAACATCTTCTTTAGAGTTTAAAGATGCGTACTTTGATGGCACGATAACAACAGATACACTCACGGTAGATGCGGCTGCAACTATTGGCACTACACTCGGAGTCACGGGTGCGCTTACAGGCGCTAGCACTATTCAAGGTACCACAATAACTGCGACTACCGCCTTTGTACCTGATGCTTCTGACGGTGCAGCTCTTGGCACATCTGCGTTAGAGTTTAGTGACCTTTTTCTTGCGGATGGCGCGGTAATTAATTTTGGTGATGACCAAGATGTTTCTTTGACGCACGTAGTGGACACAGGATTACTTCTTTCGAGTACCGACCAACTACAGTTTGGAGATAGCGGAACTTATATTTACCAGAGTGCTGATGGCGTGTTAGACCTCGTAAGCGATACTGAAATTGAATTGACTGCCACTACAATTGACATTAATGGTGCTGTCGCAATGAATGGCGCTATAACAGGTGGAACAAATATTACTATATCTGGCGAGTTGGATGCGGCTACATTAGATATAAGCGGAAACGCTGACATCGATGGGACTACAAATTTAGACGCTGTAGACATCGATGGAGCCGTTCAAATTGACGCAACGGTTACGGTAGGTGTAGACGATACTGGTTATGACGTTAAGTTTTTTGGTGACACAGCAAGTGCTTACATGCTTTGGGATACATCAGCCGACGATTTAATTCTTGGTGGAGCTGCGCGATTAGTCGTTCCTGCGAGCGGCTTAGTAATAGGAAGCACAGCAGTAACAACAACCGCAGCAGAACTAAATGCGTTTTCCGGTATAACAAGCACCGCAGCAGAGATTAATATTATAGACGGCGATACAAGTGCAAGCAGTACGACTCTCGCGGACGCGGATAGGGTTATAGTAAATGATGCAGGAACGATGAAGCAAGTTGCGCTTACTGACTTTGAAACTTATTTTGAAAGTGCAATAGATACTTTTAGTACGATTGATATTAATGGTGGCTCTATAGATGGAGCAACATTAGGAACAAACAGTGCAATAACTCAAGCTGTTATAGATGATATTGACCTAAACGGCAAAGTCATAACAATGACGGGTTCGAGTAGTGATACTGCGGTATTTACTGCTGGCACTAACGGAACACTTAGTATTGTCACAACTGATGATGCTGCCGCAGCCGCTAATATTCAAATCACTGCGGACGGTACAGTTGATATTGATTCTGCTGGAGTATTAACTTTAGATGCCGGTGCAGCAATTAATATTGAACCTGCTGCTGGCTCTGCAATTTTGTTAGATGGTACAATTAGCGTAGATGCTGGAGTAGTTACAGGTGCAACATCAATTACTTCTACGGCTTTTGTGGGCGCTTTAACAGGCAATGTGACAGGAAACGCTAGTGGAACAGCAGCTACCGTAACTACTGCTGCTCAATCAGCCATAACAAGTCTTGGAACTCTTACCACACTTACCGTAGATGATGTTGCTATTGACGGCAAAGTAGTAACAATGACAGGCTCGTCAAGTGATACTGCGGTATTTACTACTGGAACAAATGGAACACTTAGTATTGTCACAACGGATGCAGCGGCTGCGGCAGCGAATATAACAATAACTGCTGACGGAACTTTTGAAGCAGATGGTACTACAATTACTTTAGATTCTGCTGGAGATATTATATTAGACACTGATGGTGCTGACGTAATCTTTAAAGATGCTGGTACGACCTTTGGTAGCGCAACAAATACTTCCGGTAATCTTATTATAAAATCTGGAACAACGACTGCTCTTACTTTTAGTGGCGCAAACGTAACTGCCGCAGGAACATATACTGGTGGAGGTTTAATGACCACTGGTGGTAGTATTGTTATACCTGATGCAGGAAATATTGGAAGCGCTTCTGATACAGATGCAATAGCAATATCTTCTGCTGGAGTTGTGTCTTTATCGGCTACTACAGAAGCTAGTGCTATAGGAACTGCTGCATTGACTGTGGCTGGTGGTATTGGTGTTACTAAAGATATGTGGATTGGCGATGATATTGTATTGGATAGTGATTCGGCAGTTATTAAGCTGGGTGCTGACCAAGATGTCACCATCACACATGTAGCTGACCAAGGATTAAATATAAAACAAGTTACGGATGCCGATGATAAAGCACTAATTTTAACCTTACAAACAGGTGAAACTGATATAGTACAAAATGATTATCTTGGACGAATATTTTTTCAAGCTCCAGATGAAAGCTCTACGGGTGACGCGCAACTTGTTGGAGCAGAAATATCAGCACTTTCAGAAGGAACTTTTAGCTCAACTAACAATGCTACTTCATTAGTTTTTGCAACGGGGGCAAGTGAAACAGCCGCACAAAAAATGAAGTTAAGTTCGACAGGTGTTTTAACTTTAAATGGTTCTTCTGGTTCACTTATTATTCCTGATGCTGGTAATATCGGTTCAGCAAGCGATGTAGACGCTATAGCTATTTCATCCGGTGGTGTAGTCACTATGAATCAAATACCAGTGTTTAGTGCTGGTATAAATGTTTCTGGAGGAACTATAGCTGGCACACTCGCAACTGCTGCCCAAGGCAATGTAACTTCACTAGGAACTCTTACAACCTTAACAGTTGATAATGTTATTATTAATGGTTCAACAATAGGCCATACGGGTGATACAGATTTAATAACAGTAGCTTCAGGAATAGCCACAGTTGCTGGTGAAGTCTCAATGACTACATTAGATATAGGTGGTACAAATGTCACAAGCACCGCAGCGGAACTGAATATTCTCGATGGGGTTACAAGCACTGCTGCTGAACTGAACATTCTTGATGGTGTGACAAGCACCGCAGCGGAACTGAATATTCTTGATGGTGTAACAAGCACAGCAGCAGAACTAAATATTCTTGATGGTGTGACAAGTACCGCTGCTGAACTCAATATACTGGACGGTGTTACAAGCACCGCAGCGGAACTGAATATTCTCGATGGGGTTACAAGCACCACAGCACAACTTAATAGCATCAGCGGCCAGATTGGCGGGCGAAGAAATTATATCCTCAACGGTGAGATGAAAGTGGCTCAGCGTGGTGCGTCAGATACAGGGTTAGGTGCAGCTTCGGGTTACTTTACATTAGATAGATGGCGCTTTCATTCGGGCGGCACAGCAGGAGAATTGACAATGGCGCAAACTGCTGATGGCCCCGCAGGATTTGCTAACTGTATTAAATTAACAACCACTACTGCTGACACATCTATAGCAGCCGGTGAATTCACCATTTTGACTCAAAGAATAGAAGGTCAAGACGTACAGCAATTACAAAAGGGAACTGCTACTGCAAAACAAGTAACCGTTAGTTTTTATGTTAAAGGTAATGCCTCTGCTGTTTATGTATGTGAACTTCAGGACTGGGACAACGGCAGAACTATCAATCAATCTTTTGCAGTAACAACTTCTTGGAATCGGATAGAGCTTACGTTTGCTGCCGATACTTCAGACCCACTAGATGATGATAATGCAAATAGCCTTAGTTTAAATTTCTGGCTTCATGCTGGTTCTGATTATAGTTCAGGTACGTTCGTTGTAAATACTTGGGCAGACTACGCACAAACTACTCGCTACGCTGTAGACGACGCAACTTCTATCTTTGACGCTACATCACGGACGTTCTTTATTACTGGTGTTCAGATGGAAATTGGGACAGCTGCTACCGTCTTTGAATCAAGAAGTTATGGTGAAGAATTAGCTTTGTGCCAGCGGTATTTCTATAAGGGTGAAGATGTTGTTTATGGTGGATTTGGTGCAGACTCTGCTGCTGACTATGCAACTGTTTGGTTTCCGACAACCATGAGAGCTGACCCGACTGTTACAGGAGTAAATTCATCTAGCACAGCACAGGGAGTATCCAAAAATAGAATAGATTGTTATAGAGTAGGTGGCTATGCTTTTTTTGATGCAGGGCATTCAGCATCAGCGGACTTATAAGGACAGATTATAATGAACGAAACTAAAATCAAAACAGGAACTTTTAAATACATCAACCATTTTCACACAGGCGAAGTTTGTCTGATTGAGATGATAGTTGATGATGTGAAATATACAGTTCCTCTTAAGGAATCAAATGTTGATTATGCTATTATTAAAATATTGTTAGATGATGGCGAAATCTCAATTGCAGATGCAGATTAGTAAAACTAAACAATCAAGTTAATAAGAAACACAAATGACGCCAAGAACAGCACTACAACTTGGGTGGATTGGCAGACTGAAATTAAAGTAAGAATCCCGAATGATGAATAATTTTACAATTAAATTGGAGATACAAAAATGCCTAAAATGTACGGAGAAAAATTCCCATACCCTAAGAGTGGTATGCAGCCAGCAGCAATGGACAGGCTACACGCACCAACTTCAGTTGTCTCAGGTGGCGCAAATGATATTTATTCACCAGAAGTATCTAGCGTAGCTGACACATCTATTTATCTTTCGGCAGCACCTTCAATTAGCGGAGGGGCTAACGATGTTGAAAATCCAAATCCTCCTAAAACAGCAGGTGGTGCAAACGATATTTATTTGAGTGACAATGAGACGGTTTAATGCACGAAGAAGAGAACATTCTTTTTAACAGGAATAGAATGTCTAAACCAATTGGAACGTCCAGCGACCTCACTAGATTTTCACGCGATAAACTAGTAGAAGAAATGGCATTAGAGGCACTCGACAGAATTGCAAAACACGAAAAAGAGTGTGGTATAAGATGGGCTGAGGCTATTGTTGAACTTCGAGAATTAAAGAGTGCTACAAAAAACCATGCGGCAAGATGGGAAAAACTAGCTTGGCTTATTGTGGTTTCAATGTTGACCTGTATAACTACAATATTAACTTATCATATATAAACATAGGAATATTATAAAATGCCAAGACGTAGAGCTTCGAAAAAACGAGTAAGATATGAAAAAGGTGGTGGTGGTCAAAAGGGTCCGGGTAGTGGTGGTGCGCGTGATACTGGCGCTGGTGCTTCGGGAATGGGCAGCAATCTTGGTCACGGCTACAGCGGCTCGGGGGGTAGCACCGATGGGGGAGTAGGAGCAGCAGCAGAAGTAGCAGCTCAGAATGCTGCACTAACTAAGCTCACCAAAGAATTTAATGAGTTCAAAAAATCACAAGCCGCCCAAGCAGCCGCATCCCCTGGTTACACACCTCCACCTAAAAAAGAAGTTATACCTGAAGTAGATATCACAGGTACCCCACGTCAGAGTACGACTGTTACTGGACCTGACGGAAAACAAACTCAGGTTAACATTCGAGGTGCTGAGCCTTCCAAAGAGGACGTAACTGGGTTACGTGAAGCTTTCGATATTGATGTTGAAAAAACTAGTTCAGAGGGTACTATAACAGCGGATAGCCAAATTCAGAAATTGGAAGACCGAGAAAAATTAGCTAGACCAACAGATGTAGCCCCATCTTCCGTTGAGACAACTGCGGCTTCCGCGCAAGAGGCTCAAAAGCAAGCAGATTTTGCGGCCTCAAAGTTTGATGCTGCTCAGGCTGGAGATTTAGCCACTACAAAAGCGGCACAGAAAGAGGTAACAAGAAAAGCAGAAGCTGACGTTGCGCAGTTAACAACTACTCAAGCAGCGACAAGAGATTCTCAGCAAGAGGAAGCAGCACAAGCAGCGATTGTAGATTTTAGTGAGGATACACGGTCCCAAATAGATAAAGTTACGGGTCAAGAAGTAATAGTAGCTGCTACTCCCGATGCTGAAAAGAAACAAAGAGCAGCTATCACTGGGACTGCTGCTGACGCGGTTGCCGCTCAAATTATAGAAGTGGTAGGTTACGAAGCAGCACAGCAGCGGCAAGTTACTGGAACAGCCGCTATAGCAGCCGCACAGACGATGGTTGCAGAGATTAGTGACCTTCCTTCTGATATAAGTGCAGCTATTGTAGAAAACCCCGCTGCTGTAGAAGCTCAGATAGATAGTCAGCCTGTGGAAGTTCAGGCAGCTATCGCAGCTTTACCCACAGAAGCTTTAGTCTCTGTTCAGTTAGAGTCTTTACTAGCAGGAATGGACAGCGGAGTAACTCCCTCTTGGGCAAGACCAGCAGTTGCCGCAGTAAATCAGCAAATGGCAGAAAGAGGTTTATCTATTTCTTCAGTCGGACGAGATTCTTTGTTTAATGCTATTATTCAAAGTTCATTACCTTTAGCTCAAAGTAATGCACAAGCTTTGCAGCAACGTGCATCTCAGAACTTAACAAATCAGCAACAGGCTAACATGGCGCAAGCCACTCAAGATATGCAACGTCGCATGGCAAACCTCGCAAATAGACAAACTGCTGAGTCTCAGTCGGCTGCAAATGCGCAACAGATGGCGACGATGCAAAGTCAATTTAAACAGGACGCTACACTTCTTTCTGCAAATCAGCAGCAGCAATCAAGACTTCAAAATTTACAAAATCTTCAGCAATCGGCTGTTCTTAATTTACAAAGCCGTCAATCGATGGCTGCTCAAAATTTAGGTAATGAACAGCAAGTTCAGTTGGCAAATCTTCAGATAGATGCCCAACGTGCTGGAGCGGACCAATCTGCTGTAAATCAAGAAAGACTTGCAGAGTTTCAAGTAGCTTCCGATTTTATGGCTAAGAACGCTGCCCTTACACAGGACATGAGAAAAGCAAATCTGAGTAATGAGCAGCAAATACGATTAGCTAATTTATCAGCACTTAACCAAGCAGCTTCGGAAAATCTTACTGTTGCTCAGCAAACAGAACTTTCAAACTTAAATAAAACCTTAGAAACAAATAAGCTACAGGCGCAGATAGCGCAGCAAATGAGTTTAACTCAGCTTAATGTGGACCAGCAGACCGCTGTAAGTAATGCTGCAACAGTAGCAAATATAGACTTAACAAAATTTAGTGCTGAACAACAAACTCAAATAGCTAATAGTAAATTCATGCAGACAATGACCACGGCTGATTTTAGCGCAAGACAGCAGGGAATTATACAAGATGCTACGACACTTGCTTCAATGGATATACAAACTGCTGACTCAAGAACTAAAGTAGCAATACAGAATGCTCAAAACTTTTTAGCGCTAGATGTGGCTAATCTAAATAATGAACAACAAGCAGTAGTGTTAGACCAACAGCTTAAACAACAAAGAATGCTGTCAGACCAAGCTGCTGTAAATGCTTCAAAACAGTTTAATTCTACTTCTGAAAACCAAACAAATCAGTTTATAACAAGTCTTGGACAGCAGCTAGAACAGTTTAATTCACAGCAAGTTACTGCGGTATCTCAGTTGAATGCAACTGAAGCAAACAAAGCTTCTGCTCTGAATGCTGGAAATGAATTAGACGCTGGTAAATTTAATAATCAGTTAGCTAATCAGATAGCTCAATATGATAATGATGTACAGTTTAGAACTGACGCTTGGAACGTTGCGAATGCACAAACTATAGAGCAGTCAAATGTTAATTGGCGAAGAAAGCAGAACACTATTGATTCTGCTGCTCAAAATGCTTCAAATCAACAAGCGGCTCAATTTGCTTTTGGAGTAACTTCTGCGGAACAAAACTATGTTTGGCAATCACTAAGAGACAATGCTGCTTTTAATCAGCAATCAAAGGAAAATACAGCGGAGAGAGGTATGCAAATATTAGCATCAATCTACTCAAATACAACGCTAATGGAATCAAAGAATAGGTCTCTTGTTACAACATTAGCAAATTCACTTGAACAAATAATATTCGGTAGAAATATCTAGGAGAATAACATGTTTAAAAATATATTTAAATCTGTTGGAAAAGTTTTTAAAAAAATTGGTAAGGGTATAAAAAAAGCTTTTAAAGCTGTCGGTAAGTTTACCAATAAGCTAGGTATTGTTGGTCAAATAGGTATGATGTTTGCTGCGCCGTATTTAGCGGGTTGGGCTATGACAGGACTGACAACGTTAGGTAGTGGGTTTATGACAGGTTTAGGTACTGCGGCAAAAGGAGCAGGCTTTTGGGGTCAGGCTGCATCATTAGCCCAGAAGGTATTTCAAATTGCGGGTACTGTTGCTAAAAGTGGAATAAGTGCTTTTCGCACTATTTCGAGTACCGTAACGGGTGTGGTGGGCGACATAGCAAAAGGAATTGGAAATTCGATGGGTTTAGACACTAATATTCCTGTTATAGACAAAATAACTGGTAAGGCTACCGGCGAAGTCGGCACTGATGCTGGGATAATTTTTAAAAACATTACAAGTCGATTTACTTACGGAGCAGAAGCTACTACAGAAAAAATAGGCAACGTTGGAAAAATATGGAAAAATCAAATGTACCCTGAAATTGTAGAAGAAAGTGTTAGTCGTATTCTTCCAAAAGTTACAAGAGTTAACCGTGGTCCTCCCCTTAATACTATCAAAAGTTTAGGGGACAAAACTTCTGGGGGTATTCTCTCAAACGACCAAATGTCCGCAGTGAGCGCACAAGGAGTTATACCCTCGAAAATACTAGCAACGCCTCCTCTGTCCGCTGACCAACTTATTAGTGAGTTACATGTTTCGGCTAATAAAAATTTGTACCCGGAGAAAATTACTTTGGAGAATTTGAATGATTTAAATTTGAATGCAGCCGGAAAAGCCCTTGTCAACCAAGGAATTGTGAACATGCCCAAGGCAGCACATATTAAACCCTATGATGACTCTTCGTCCTTTTTTGATGAGTTTTTTAATAAAGAAACATTCACAAAGACTGCAACTGACACAATTGT